ATATACGGTATGGATAATCGTCCCTTGAATGCTTCATGTCCAATTTCAGGCTCCTCTACTACGCCGAATCGAGCCAGCCGTGCTGCTTCCCTTGTTATTCCCCTGCTTGCTAGGTAATCTTCTGCCTGATAAATGTTTGCTGCGTACTTGGTTGTTGCCAAGCCCAACAATTCCTTCTGCGAAAGACTTTGCTTCATGTATGCTGACCCTCTCTTGTCTTGCTATAATCTGTAAACTATTCCCCTGCATCCCGCATGCAAAACAATTAAATATATTTTCTTTAGTATTAAAACTTGCTGAACTATGAGTGTCATCATGGAAGGGGCATTTAATATTTACTTGTCCTGTAGTTCTATTCATCTTGGCACCATAGTGGCGCAAGACTTCAACTATATCTGGTAAGTCATCCGTCAAATACATCGCCTAACCTTAATACTAAATAAGAATCTGCTATTGATTTTCCTCGTGCTTTGATAATAACCGCAGGTAAGACGGATGTTCTTTCAATGCCTCTTGCCTCCGAATAATGCGTTGCTTCAACTTGAGCCTCTTTGCTCCAACCAGAGAGGTCAATGCGACCTGATTGACCTGGGGCTTTGGCTTCGATGATTCCAATCTTCCCAAGGAAATTCTCTCTGACAACAACATCTCCTTCATCTTTAGAACCTCGTCTTGCAAGTCTCTCACTATCAAGTCCAATTCGTCTAAAATAATCTCGTAAGTCGGTTTCAAAGTTTGCTCCTCTAGCCTTGTGTGATTTTCTGGTTGTCATGAATTCTCTGGAATGTCTTCTACATACATGTACTCTGGATTAAATGCTAACCAAGTCATGAGAGTTCCTCCAGCATCTGCTCTACCGTAGCGATTTTTGACTGACGCCACGCCAAGCGATGTGCCCACCGTACCGAGTGTACATATGAGAGCAGGAAGTTGCGAGACCTTACCTTGTATTGCGCTTCTTGGCTGACAAGGATTCCCAGGAACTGCTTCAGAAGTATGATGTAGTACCATAATCGCAGCATTAGTGGCTCTGGCAAGATATTTCAACTCCTTCATAATTGCCCTCATTGAGGCAAACTCCTCACCACCATCGGTGGCTACATCCATTAAGTTATCCAAAACTATTAATGTTGGAGGACAACCCCATAACTCTTCAAAGGCTTGCACTTCTTCATCAATGTCTTGTAATGTTGGTGATGATTCGAAGGACCAGACTATATGACTCCCTTTTTGGAGGACTGCTTTAGTCCATCCAACATCAGTATTAAGTTTCTGTTCGACATCTGTTTGGTTCTTACCTGATATCATTGACGCTAGGCGCATAGCCATAGTGTGAGCATTGGTATCAGCGGATATGTAAAGAGTTGGAACATTAGTCTTTAGGGCAATCGCTAGAGCAAGTGTTGATTTACCTGCTCCAGGAGCACCCGCAAACATTGAAACTTCTGAACGCCTAATTATAATCTTGGACGCTTCGAATGATTTAAAACAACTAGGTAGGGGTTCCCCGCCAATAGAAGCACGACCTACAGACCTGACAAGTGTACGCATCTATTCCCCTACCTATTTGCTAAAACGGAAATTCTTCTTCTACTAATTTACTGGCTTGCATTGGTCTGCGCCCTGAGGCATTGGGCAGACCCACATTGCGTAAGGATTCCCCGTCTTGCTGGAGATTCCCGACTTGTACTTCCGTGCTCCGTGTTGACACATTGGACCTGCTCCACCTGACGGAGCCAATGCCTGGGGTGGTGCTGAGGAGCGCTGAGGCTCTGTGTTTGGAGTGGAACTTGGCGTCGATAAAGGGGCGGTTGCCGATGCTCCCACCACCAACTTTTGTACTGCTGCAATTTGAGTAGCAAAGTCACCAATGCCCTCAAGCAATACACTAAGTTCATCAGCAGTATTGGCTCTGACGTTAATTAAATCGCCAGTTCCAGTCTTGTATGATACTTGTAACTTCCAGTCTTCTGCCATTTATATTTCCTTCTTTGTTGAGAATTGACAATGAGCGGTAAGTCCGCACATGTATTGACAAGAGTTTGTGTTGGGCAAGAAGATACCTGCCTTTCGTGCTTTGTCAAAACCTTTTACCAGGAACTCCATCTTATCATATGTATATCCTGATAAATCAACCATCTCTACGGTATTGCTACCACGAGACATGTAGTAATTACCCCAGTTAACTTCTATATCAAAAGTTTCTTCGAGACCAAGTTTGTAAAAACCTAGTTGCAAAGTACTGGTGGGCGTGTTCTTAGATGTTTTGAGGTCAACAATTACTAATTGCCCATCAACCTCAAAAATTCTGTCTATAACCATCTTGATAGGAACATCAGCAATTACAGGCATTAGTTCTAACTCAATCGCTGGTCTACCATCAGGTGCAATCCAAATCTTCCAATTAGGATTATGTTTACGCCAAGCAATATATTCGCTAACCCATACAGGTCCTGCTTTTTGCCAGAAGTCAACGTCTTCCTTATTTGGATTAAGTTTGGTAGCCTTACCACCTATGCGAGCATTGGTTAGGTCAATATCTCCCTTGCAGGAATTCCAAGATTCTGTCCATAAATTATCGACATCATTTATCATAGGTTATCCCTATCGTAGGTTTCACAAGCAAGGTGAAATGCTGAACCACCAACTGACCAAACAGATGGCTCTTCCTGTTTCTCCAATAGCCTACCTAGGTAGTATTGATATCCACAGGTTAGATAAGTGCTGAAAGCACTATAGGATATATGTTCTGGTAATGTATATTCTTCAAGTTGTATTGACATTAGATGAATTATACACAGGTATAGCCATAGATGGAAGTCGGTTGTGACTTCCATAGATTAGTACCTATGTGTATAATTGATATTAATATAATATAATATAAGACCCCGAAGGGGTCTATAATATAATATATAATTATATATATATCGAAGGAGTACTATGTCAGAAATCATAAATAATACGTTTTGGGCTGTATTTTTTGGTTCAACTTTAGGAACCCTAACTGTATACCTAACCACAACTATTATAGAAGAGTATCGTCATATGAAGCATCACAGAGATATGGATTTACTGCTAGAGCAATTAGAGGAATACGAGCACGATTAAGCCCTAGAAACGACAAAAGAACCCCCTTTCCTAGAGTATCTCCTAGGTCAGGGGGTTTTCGTGTCTCTAAAGGGCCTTTAAAGCCTTTTTAGGGGTATATTTAAGCCTGTCTTCCAAAGTCTTTTTCAGCACTATCAGCCCATTTAGCCAAAGGACCGAATACAGCGCCAATTGCGATAGCGTACTGAGGTGCTAGGTCTGCAGCCAGGGCTAACCCTAAAGTTACTGCTGATGCTAGTACTGCACGGAAGTAAGACTTGAATGCCTTCTTCTGACGCTCTGTAAATTTGAACTTCATTTGCTCTCCTTTTTTGGTAATGGTTTTACTGATGCCTTTACCGTGTTAAGTGTTGTTGCGCTTCCCAACCAAGGAAACCAAGGCGACGTATCGTTACCGCAGTTATCTTTGATGGAAATATGTAGGTGTTTATTATGTTGATTTACTCCAGTATACCTGGCTTCCCCATTTTTGGCTGACCAAATCTTGCCAGTAAAAATTAAATACTTAACTCTTGAATCTGATTGCAATTTATCATAAATATCAAAGCAATCAATTCCATTCTCAGGGTCATGCGTTAGGTCTACTGCATACCCAGTATTGTGGTCTGAGTTAGGACTCTGCTTTAAATGAGCAGCAGATGGTAGTAGTCCATCGCTGGCTTTCTTTCTCTTCGGTTTTAATGCCGTCGCCTGGCGCAACACAGCAATTGCAGCAGGTGTGGCTTTCTTGGCTACAGTTGTCATATTGACATCCATCCTTCATATTTTGCATCTGGGTTGTCCTTAAGCCATTGCTCTCTTAATTGATTTTGATATGGCCAACAAATATCGGTTGGGTCACAACCACAACCTTGACAGTTATTATCTTCCATTCTGAATTAATGCTTGGTACAGTCTATCTACTTTTTCCTCTAATCGATTGACCTGGTCCTTGACACTTGAGCCACCATTGGGGCGAAGTTCAGATAGATAGTGTTTAACTAAGTGTCTAACTCCTACCGCTAAAGAACCTATCAAGGTTGCTATGGCGACTGCTAATGCAGCCCAGTCATTTGGTGTCATTATAAGGTCCTAATCGTTACTAGTAGGATACCGCCAAATCCTGAAAATCTTTTGTCGGTAGGGGTTCGGTTGATGAATTGTATTTCTTCTATAAGTCCAAGGTATGATTCGTCATTTCTAAAGTCTTCAATACGAATAGTATCACCAGCACTTTCTATATCTTCTAATGATTTTAATTTTTCGTATGCCGCACCCTCGTGACCAACTTGGACACCAAAGGAGTCAAGTTCTCTATCAAAGCATGCCAATGGGTATTGGATTAATCTTTGACGTGGTACCGCTGGCAGGGACTTTAACTGGTAGCCCTTAAATACTGGGCCTTGGGTATTGACTGTATCAGACCTGTTGAGGACGAACTTTAAAGATACATATTGTTGAGAGCCACTAGGGTAGGCTACAGATGTCTCTTGAATATCAATGCCTTCGGGGAAAGTTCCGATTGTATATTGATTATCACTCTTATCAATAGTATTAATGGAGACGGTGCCATAGGCATTTTCGCCGATAAACTTTAAAGTCTTAAATATCTTATTTTCTAATGTGTTGTAACGTATTTTACCAGTAGTAATATATCCAGTAGTCATTAAGGTTGATGTATTTTCTGTATACACGTATCCATTAGTAGCACTAGAATAAGTTGTTACAAAAGAGATTCTGTTGGTACTACCATTAAATGCACATGCTGTTGTTGACTTTCCAGATACTCCAGGATAGTAAACATCATTTGCATAAGCAAATCTAAGATTCTCTATCTCATTACCAAGGTCAATACGGATAAGTCCTGGCTCTCCATCTACGCCAGTTGCACACCAAACAAATCTGTCTCGTGCAGCAAAGTCATAGCAAGGCTGTGAGGTTTCCACAATAAGTGGACCATAACTAATAGAGCCATCAGTGTCAGAGACAACTGCTGCACGGATTCCTTTATTAGTACCTATCATCATATATCCTAGGTAGTAATAAATCTTATATACAATTTCTCCAACTGGCATTTCTGCAGCAACAACAGCAGATGTTAATGTTGGCAATGCTCCAGCGGTTGAAAGTGTAAACTTTTGAATTGTAGACTGAATACCATTGTAACCAGCAATATAGATAGCCGAACCAGATGCGGTTATACTTGTGTAGTTGTGGGCAGATGAAGGGTGTGTATATAGAGGAGATGGCAAAGATGTTGCAGAACCAGTAAACTCATATACTTTATTGTCAAAGCAAGCAATGATACGCTCTTTAGCAAACTCCATAATTGCATTGCTGATAGTTGTACCAGTAACATCAAACATCTTTGTTTCATCAGCAGTATTAGAAGATGAACCAGTTAATGGTTTTTTAATAACGGTTAACTTGGCTGCACCACCAGTTGTAATATTAGTCGCCCAATAGGCAGTAGTTCCATCATCACATATTCCATATACTGGGTATACACCAGCACCAGCATTATAATCAACAAAATGAACTACTACGCCATTTTCATCTATTTTATCAACATCATATTCATCGTGTAGCAATATTCCATTATTACCAGTCCAAGTAATAGGACGAGCAAACTGTTGAGGACGGCCAGTAGTTGCTATTGGTCCAGTAGTTTGATGTCCTTGAGTGCAAGACTTAAGCAGCCTTACCTCTCCTTTGTTCCAAACATTTAAGCCTTTACTGTCTGCGAATCTATACGCTGAAGTTTCTCCTGCAGATGGGTCATAGAAGTTAAGTCCATCTCCACCATGGAAAGATGATTGAGCACGAACCCACCAACCAGTAATAGATTGCTCACCTGGTTCTGTGCTCTGGTCAATTTGCTGTTTACGATATTGAGCAGTTTGCCTGCGGTATGGAGCCTCATCATTTGTAAATAAGAAAAATGGTAAAGCATTAAGTGCTACATCATATGATTCAGAACTTCCAGCATAACCAACAGCGTTGGCAGGGTTTGATAAATTATAAGGTAAGCCTTCGGTAATGTCTGAACCATACGCCATTTATTTACTCCGTCTTTAGATGTGATTAAATTTTAAAGAATATCTAAAATTGCTTGTGCTTTAGCACGTTCAACAATTTCAGTTTTCAACAAATTATTTACTTGCTCAAATTGTTGAAGTACAGCAAGACGCTCTAGTTTATCCATAGGACATTGACGTGCTGCTTCTTGAACTTCTAAATCTTTTAAAGCAATTAAGTCAGAATCCCAGTCACCATCTAGTGTGGCTAGCAATTTCTGGTATACTTCAATGTTAGCAGAATATGCATCTACTTCCATTTG